AGGGTATAATATTACTGACCTGTCTCATACAAACTATAGAATCATATGATACTACCAAAACAAAATTTTAATGTCGAAATAATCAACAAAAGGTTTGTGCATTCCTATTTCAGAGACAAAGCACTTCCTAGTGGAAATGTTATTGTTTTCACAGGTACTGTAAATCCAGGTAAAGGATATGACTTTTCTCAATTTGGAATTGATGAAATGCAGGAAGCATTGAATATTGTTTATGAGAATCCTCTTGTTCATGATTCGGTATCTGGTGCGTTATTTTCACATTTCTTGGTCAGTTCAATAGCCAACGTGCTTTCCCAGGAATTTCTAAAGATTCCTTTAGCCGTGAATATGGATAACATTATTGTGAATAGGGAATTTAAACGAAAAGGGCTTATTCAAAATCAAGGTGTTTTGAATATTGCAAGATACAGAATTTTGAATGGTTGTGGTTTGGGTCACATAGCATTGTGTAATATTGCTGGGGAAAATTCTCCTGCATATACATATGAAATGAATTTAAATGAAGAACAGATGAATAAGCTTTCCCAAACAATTGTGGATATGTTCTATAAGATAACAGATTCTGTATTTTTAAAATCCACAGCATGTTAAATTTCTTTCAGTACATAAACAACATTCTTTTCAGTAAAAACAAAAATAATGTTGGGAAGGAACATTGTAGTGATAATTTGGGCAGCTTTATGCTCAATAGATGGATTAGTTTTTATGATAAAGAAGCATGTCAAATTGTTAATCAAATAACCAATAAACAACATTTAACTGAAGACTTTGATTTATTATCAAAAATATTATTTGTATTTTTGCCAAAAAAATCTTATAGAAAAATCAACTATCTAAGCAAAAGTAAAGACAAAGAGAAAAAGCAAAATCCTATTAAAATTTTGACAAAAAATATGGAAATGGGCACACGAGATGCTGAACTTATACTGAAAACAGTAAATTCAAAAGATTTAGAAAATTTATTGCAAATTTATTCTGATTCATAATTACTACTGTGAATATAGATAAAATTCCAGTAAGCAAAAGCATAATTGATTTAAGCAGTCATTCCGGAAGTTCATTTGATAGTATTTTTACAGGATACAATCTTGAAAAAATATTGGATGATGTGATTTTAGCAGAATTTACAGATTTGGCTGGTGAAAAGGATGAAATTGTAAGAAATGGTATTATTGTAAAAACAAATGCCATGACAAATGCTTGGCGTTTGGCAAAAGTCATTCTTCTTGGTCCTAATTGTAAGCTTGTTAAAAAGAATGATATTATCATGTTCCCAAATAACATGGGCGTACAAATCAATAAAATTGATGTGGTTGATCACGGCTTGGTTAAGCATGGTCTTTTCATAAACGAACAAAGAATTTTTGGCGTATGCCAACCCCGAAAAAATGAAAATAGCATTACAAGCTCTAAAAACAATTCTAGAAAACAACGTCGCTGAAATCCGATTTGCACGGAGACGGCCAAAAGCCGGTCATCCCGCAGAACGAAGAATGATTTGCAGCAACGATAAAAGGTTTCTGAATAGTCCAGCCGGAAGAATCACACTTAATTTCAGACCTATAAGCGTAAGCAAGCCTGTTCCATATTTTAACCGAACTGCAAAAAACATTTTAAATGTTTGGGATATCATTATGCAGGATTATCGGAACATTAGTATGGATGATTGTGATCTGATTCAAATTATTCCTTCTGACAAGTTTTGGGATTTCTTTGAGAAGAAGCTAGCAGTTCTTTCGGCGGGTGAAAAAATGAGGTATATGGATACATGAAACTTCCTGAAGATATCGAAAAAACTATTTTGGATTATCTTCAGAAAAAAGTTGTTTTTATTTCAGAGAACAAACAATATCGGGAGGGAAGACTGCTTCTTTTTTCGGTAAAAGACTTTTACCTGAACTTCACTATAACCTGTGACAGAAAAGAACGTAAGATTTTTGAAATACCTTATCCTTTTGAATTTCGTGTTAAAAAGAATCATTTGGAATTTGATTTTCATTTAAACAACCTTTCTAAAGGTATGCATAGCATTTCATCTGTTTTGAAAACACTACCGATTCCAAAGAAGAAAAAATATTATAATATAAATATGGTTCTAAGTGCTTTATCTTAAAGTAAATACTTTAAGGTACACTTATGCTGCAACAATCGTATCACTTTGAAGTAAAAGACCTTATAGCATCCTTTATAGATGCTTTTGACGGCACAGTTATCAAAAGATTCAATCAAAATCGGGATGCTGAAAAAGAAGTCAAGGTTCGTTATCTTTATGCCCCAAAACAAAGGGTATTGTTTGATATTGTAACTCCTGGTCAAAATCTTACACTTCCTGTTGTATCCGTAACAATCACAGGTCTTAATCGGGATGAAAGCAGAGTTTTTAATAAAATTGCAGGTTTTTATGTTCCACAAGGTGATGCGGATAGTAAACGAAAAGAGAAAACAACTTTTTTCAGAACTCCTGTTCCTATTGATATTGGAATTAATATGTCAATTCTTACAAGATATCAAAGCGATATGGATCAGATTTTGAGTAATTTTATTCCTTTTAACAATCCTTATATCATTCTTTCTTGGCAGATACCATCTTCATATGATTTGGGTGTTATTCAGGAAATAAGAAGCGAAGTATTGTGGAGTGGTAATGTTAATCTTCAATATCCTGTAGAACAAGACCCCACAGCAAAAGCATTAATTGTGGCGGACACAAGCTTCACAATAAAAGGTTGGATCTTTCCACAAGAAACAGATCCAGTCAAAAATATATTTTACATCAATACGTATATTACAGCTTCTTCTTCCAAAGCATTGCTTGAATATGATAATTATTATGCTCTAAAATCCGAGGCATATACATTAAATTCACCTCAAAGTGCATTCTATAACACTGACGTAATCAGTCTAAGTGCAAATCCGAAATTTGTAGGACCGGTAAGTGTAACGATTGATTAATATATGATTAAAAGATTTTATCCCGAATTAAATCAGGAACCTACACTTACAATAACTCAAGGTTCTAGTGCAGCGATTTTTACATTTCAAGGAGACATGTTTAATTACAAAACAGGAAATGGACTTTATCTTTCAGCAAATGTAACAAATCCTATACTTTCTAGTTATAATTTTTATTCAAATATAAAAAGTATTAGTGCAAAATTCCCGGCATTCAAAGGATACCCAATAACCAGTTATGAGGTTTTAAATAATAATATATTAAGATTCAGAATGCCTAGTGTTTATCTGGGAAATTGTAAAATTGATTTTGTTTTTGCAAATGACGCAGGTTACGCACTGGCTAGTCAAAGCAGCCGATTTACATATGTGCAAATGATATCTGCAAGTGAGAATGTTTCTGTTTTAACCTATTTGTTTAATTATCTAACATATACAGGCAGTAATCTGGCTTATAATCCTTAGTTTATACAAATATTTGTAAAATAATATTTAGCATTGAAAATTTACCTGATTTTATAAATAAATAATATGGCTCAACCGGATTACTCATCCACAAATGATCGTGGATCAACAACTTTTGGTCGTGGGTTGCAAAAGTTTATAAGTGAACGTCTTCCATACAACAATTATTCTGTTGTTGATGTTTTGTCCCAACTAAATCCTAAGTTCTCTCTTTTTCAAGATACTGGAAGTCGTCGTACAGAAGCAATTGCCAAACATAGTATAAGCAGTAGCACAAGCGTAAATGAAACTAGCATTGGAGCAATTGCAAGTGATAACAGTTTATCAACTTATTTGTATGCAAATATACAATCAGATAAAGCAGCAAGAATCCGAGATTATAGAACGATGGCAGCTTTTTCAGAAGTTGCAGATGCATTGGATGAAATTTGTGATGAAGTTATAAATGTCGATGAAGAAGGAAGAATTGTAAAGCTGCGTTTTCATGATTCTGAATTGACAGATATTCAGAGAGAAGAAATTGAAAAGGAATTTCGTCGTTATATTAATCTTTTTGAATTAGAGCATAGGGGATGGGAATATTTCCGTCATTTGCTTGTGGATGCAGAAATTTATTTCGAGCATATCATTCATAGAGATTATCCCCAAGAAGGTATTCTTGGTGTTGTCAGTATTCCTCCGGAGTTGATAGATCCTGTTTTTGGAAATGTGCAGAATCTTTTGGTTAAAGGATATGTTCTCAGAAAGCCAATATTCGACAAAACAAATCCAACTAAGGTTGTGGATTATCAAATCGTTCCTTTGGATAAGAATCAGGTAACTTATATTAATAGCGGAATATGGAATGAAAACAAAACAGTTCGTCTTCCTTTTCTTGAAAATGCACGTCGAGCTTATCGCCAGCTTTCATTGATTGAAGATAGTATTGTAATTTATCGTTTGGTTCGTGCTCCAGAAAAGCTTGTTTTTAATGTGGATGTTGGAAACATGAGTCCGGCCAAAGCAGAAGGATACATGCGTCGTCTCATGCAACAGTATTGGAATCGCAAAACGTTTGATTCCAGTCAAGATGCAACAGTACAGAAATTCAATCCACAAAGCATGTTGGATAGTTTTTGGTTTGCCAAGCGCACTGGTCAAGAAGGAACCAATGTAACACAACTACAAGGTGGTCAGAATCTGGGTGAATTGAATGACTTAATGTACTTCATGAAAAAGTTGTACAGAAGTTTGAAAGTTCCTTCTTCTCGTTTGAATCCAGAAGACACATATAAGGATGGAACAGAAATTCTTCGGGAAGAACTTAAATTTTCCAAATTTATCATTCGTCAACAGCTTCGTTTTGCTGATGGTCTTAAGAATGGATTTATCACAAATCTTAAACTAAAAAGAATGTGGAGTGAGTATGGTTTGAAAGAGAATCATATTGATCTTACTTTTAATGTTCCCTCTAATTTTTATGAAATGCGTGAATTGCAAAAAATGCAGATGCGTACAGAAGGATTCAATAATATCACTAATAATGACAGTATTAGCAAGATTTACATGCAAAAGAAGATTTTGGGATGGACTGACCGTATGGTTCTTGCCAATCGTGAATTCCTTCGTAAAGATGCTGAACTCAAGTGGGAGATTGATCAAATCTCAGGAGCAGGTCCAGATTGGCGTAAACAGTTTGAAAGTGGTGAAAAGCAGCCAAAAGCAGGTGGAGGAGCGGAAACCCCTCCTGAATTTGGCCCAACACCAGGAGGACCCACACCAGCCCCTGAAGCCCCTGAAGCCGGTGGGGAAGCTCCTCCAGAAGCACCTGAAGCTCCAGAAACACCTGAAACAACAGGTGGAGAAACACCAACCCCTGCATAAATAATATTATGTCAATTGTAAGCAAAGATGCACTATACGATTCGTTTTCAGCAGGTCATACACCTTCTTCTAATGATTTTAAAAATTTAATTGATAGCACATATGGTTTTCCGACAAGTGCTTCTAATTACACAACTGGTCTAACTATTAGCCAAGGTTCTACCGGATTGCCTGTTTTGATCAATGGAGCAACATATTATATTCCTTTATTCAATACTACCCAAACATCACCTGCTACTGCCGATCAAAGTGCTTATACGAGCACTGTAAGAATTACATATCCTAATGCTGTTTTGGCAGAAACATTTGGAAGTAGATGTGCCACATTTATTCAAACTCTTTGTGGTTATACACCAGATGATGTTGTCACAGCTGCTTGTATATGTTCTGATGATAAAAATGCACCTATTTTCCCGAATAATACATTTGGTCAATATCCAGAATCTCTACAAAAATTTAGCGGTCCTTTCTTTGCAGGAGGAATAGGTGGTTATCCTTTCCCTGGAATTGTTGGTCTTTTTGCTTGGATGAGCCACGTAACAGAAACTGGTGCATTGTTCATATACGTGCATCCTCATATTGGAATCACCAAGAGCGGTCAAGTTGGATTCATGAAACGCAGAGGTCAGGGTGGAAATCTGAGTCAAACATGCGGAGCTGTCAATGCAGCCCAAGCCAGAATCGTTGGTCCTTTGAGTGCAACCGCACCAACATTCCCTAGTGCAGAATTTACTATTAATGATTATCAACAATATACACTCGTTAATGCACTTTGGAGCAATACTACAGTAAGAAATGCACTTACAGCAGCTTCTCCTGTTCAAGGCGGAACATATGCTCAAAGAATGAAGATAGCTACAAATGCAATTCTTAATGCTGCATTAAGTGCAGTTGAAACAATATTGCCAATTTCATATAACGCATTTTTCCAAGGAGAAAATAGCAAAGACGTTTTTGTACACGCCGGTACATTCATTAATGTAGATGATGGTTATAATGCTTATGTTGATACAATAGCATTTAAAAAATATAACCCAGTAACTCAAACATTTACGACTCTGACTAACTCATTTACTGCTGGTTTTTAATTATAAGTTTATGGATATTGTAAAGGAATATCATATTATCAATCAGTTTTTTTTGATGGAACAACCTTGTCCTAGTGAAATTCAGAATTGCCAATCGTTAAGAAACAATTATATCACGGCCAATGCCAATTTGAAAAAGCAAGGTGGATGTTATCCTTGCATGCATAATAATTTAAGAACCAACACCATTCAAGCAATCAAAAAAAATCTTGTTTTGGAAAATGCTGCTTGAATCAATTTTTCTTGCGGGTTTGATTGTTGAAACCCTTTTGGTTATATGGTTTAAAAGTCCTATTCAGGAACATTTTCAAATTTTCACAAAGATTCCTTTGCAGGATTATCTTTCATTAAAATATCCATTGCTGGCAAAACTAAACGGTTGCCATATATGCATTAGTTTTTGGTTGAGTTTATTTATTGCCGGATTTATTTTTAATCTGGGATTGTTTTTTCTTTGCATCCCTGGAACTCTTTACCTTATCAACCGTAAAGTTTTCTGAGACGTTTATAAATTTTAACGTAACGTTTTTCGTATTTTCTGGCATCAATTTCAATCTTGCTGTTGTAATACTCTTTTGTTATTTCATTCATGTCTTTTAAGCTATATTCATTCATATCCATTTGGTAAATTCTGTGTTGTTGAAAATGCCTTAATTCATGCAGTAGATCTCGTAAAAAATTACGTCGTTTTTTATTAAAGTGACAATTATCAATTGAATATGTTTGAATGCGTATCAAACAATGCACATAACACGAATTCTTAAGGTTGCCATGAGTATCGAAAAATAATCGTTTAGAACGTATTTTTTTCTTTATACCTTTGAAAAGGTTTAATATCTCTTTTCTTAAAAAACCATCATCAATCTTAAGTTCGCTTAGTAACCTGTTGAACCTACGAGTAAAACAAAGTTTTAAACTCATTTTATATAATATTTATATTACTAAATAATAAGGATGAAGCTTGCACAGGACTATAAAAATATTGCATCATTGTATACAGGAAATAGGCATATTCAAGAGAATTTTGCAAAAATTGATGCTTATTTAAGCCTATTTTGTGAAAAAAGACCTGTTCTTTTCCTTAAGCAAGTACATGGCAATCGGTATGTTTATGAATGGAAAAGTAATAGCATGTTTTTAAATGGCTTTTCTCCTTGTTTGATAATTGAAGCAATAGCAGATAAAAACATAGGACGAAGCATTAATTTACAAAATAAAAATATTTTGCAAACAAATGTATATGGCAATTTTATTCTGACAGAAAATAATATATTAAATAAAAAAACTGGTATTGAGCATCTGGGTAGTTTCTAATGAGACAAACATTGTTGCAGCTTGAACCGCCAATATGGGTTCAAGCTAAAGAACATGGTGAAGGTCGTGCAATAGTACTGATTGATTATGGTCTAGACCATTCTCCTATGTTTATTGTTCAGCTAAATGACGGAAGATTTCGTTGCTTTAATATTGAAGATTGTGTTGGCTGTGAGAATTTTACATTACATATTAAGCGTCCTTCCCAGCTTTAAAAATTCAAACAAGGTTGTAAATAGTTTTATGAATGAAAAGTACACTGTAAAGATCATTAACAATGAAAAGAAACAGATTCATACTCAAGACGTGAGTGCGTTGGATGCTCATGAAGCCCACAAAAGTATTTTTGAAAAAATAAATTG